TTAAGAAGGCAAGATAGGCAGCAAAGAGAAAAAGAAAGAAAAGAGGAATTTGCAGCCTTTAAAAAAGATTTAGAGGATAAAATGAAGCTTGAGCGGGGGCAATTAGATTCAGTCGCTTCATTGAGAAAAGAATTTGCCGATAAGAATAGAGCAGCCTTGAATATTTCTGAAGAAGTTAGAATAGAAATGGAAAGAGAAAGGGCTTTGCAAGAGCTTGATTCTATAAAAGTTGCTGATGGATTAAAAGGTATGGCGCGCATGGAAATTGAAACCTTTTTTAATAATCAAATAACAGCTAATAAGGAAGAAAATGACAAAAAATTACTTGAGCTAGAGGATAGAAAAAAGCAAGCTTATCTAAATTCATTAGATGCTGTTATTATGGCAGCCGGTGAAGAGAGCAAAATAGCAAAAGGGTTATTTCTTTTAAAAACTGGGTTTATTATAAAAGAGCAAATCATGGAGGCTAAAGCTACCATGGCAAAAATATTAAATAAGGCAGCTGAAGCTACAGTAGATGGAGCAACGGGATTTATGAAAGCAGCCGCTTCAGCCGCTCCTCCTGCAAACATTCCATTGATAGCAATTTTTGCAGCTCAAGCAGCCGGTATAGCTATGAGCATTAAAAGTGCTGTAAGCGCAGCGAAAGGAATAGTAGGTTCTTCAGGAGGTAGTTCTTCTTCTGGTGGTGGTTCTTTACCCGCCTCTTCTCCCCCATCTTTTAATATTGTAGGATCTAGCCCAGAAAATCAGCTAGCTCAAGCTTTAGGAGATCAAAATCAAAGACCGATAAAAGCTTTTGTGACTTCTGGAGATGTTACAACAGCGCAATCATTAGACAGGAATATAATAGAAAATGCATCAATAGGATAATTAAATATATAAACATGAAAATAATAGAATTAATATTAGACGAAAAAAACTTAGATGGCGGAATTACCGCTATTTCACTAGTCGAAAACCCTGCAATTGAGGAAAACTTTATTGCTTTAAAAAATGAGCAGGTTAAGTTGGCAGAAGTAAATAAAGAAAAAAGAATACTCATGGGTATTGCTTTGATTCCAAACAAGCCAATTTTTAGAAAAGGCTCAGGTTCGGACGAAGATTATTATATTTTTTTCTCCGCTGATACAGTAAGAAAAGCAAGCGAAAGATTTTTTATAAATGGGAATCAAAGCGAAAGTACGTTAGAGCATAAAGAAGAGCTTAAAGGAATTACGATGGTAGAATCTTGGATTGTAGAAGGAGAGCAGGACAAATCTAAAATGTATAATCTAAATGCTCCAATTGGCTCATGGGTAGTAAGTTTAAAAGTCAATAATGATGAAGTATGGGAAAATTATATTAAGACGGGAATTGTAAAAGGTTTTAGTATTGAAGCAATGATGGCGGACAAGATGGAAAGACCGAAAGATAATACAATACAAGATTTATCAAAAGAAACCAAAGAAGCAGAAAATCTAATTGAAGTAATAACTAATCTTTTGAAAGAAAATAATGTTTAAAAAAATATATAAATCGTTAAGCAGGATGACACCCAAAGGAGGAAGAAGGGGTTGTTTGTGCAAAGATAAAAAGAAATATGATGTTAAGTGCTGTACGGGTGAAATGCATGCCCAGGGAATTGGCAGAACACAAGTGTAAATATTTGACCATAGAAAGTTTTTTGAATTGTATATATAAAAAAGATATTAAATGAAACCAACAGAAATGTTAGATAAAATTAAAGAGACTCTTGGCTTAGAATTAAGCAAAGAAGAACTTGTTTTAGCTACTGAAAAGCTCTCAAATGGCACTGTCGTTGAGAGTAATTCATTCGCTAATCAGGAGGAGATTTTTATATTAAATGGATCAGATAGAATCCCGATGCCTATTGGAAAATATGAAATGGAATCAGGAAAAATACTTTTAGTAAAAAGCGAAGGTATTATAGCAAGTTTGGAAGAAGCTAAAGAAGAAGTAAAAGAAGAAGAAGAAAATACTGAAAAAGCTGAGGAATTAGATGAAACTAAATATCCTACAAGAGAAGAATTTGAAGCTCTTAAAGAAATGGTGATGTCTATGAAAGAAGAAAAGGCTAGTTATGAGGAAAAAGAATTAAAGCCCGAATTAGCTGAAGAAAAAGTGGAAGAAATTGAAATGAGCGCAGAAATTGTTGAGCCTATATCACACAATCCAGAAGCAAGCAGTAATTCTTTTCCTGAACGTGAAATTTATATGGATGATCACCAAAAACGGATTAATGAAATTCTTTACAATTAATAAATAAAAAAAATGTCAAATACAATAAACACAAGCAACGACGTATTAAGAGCGAGATCAAAACAAACAACGATCTCAGTAACGGGAAGCGTAGAAGCAAATCAAGCAGGTGGCGAATTTAATATTGCTACAGATGCATTAGTAATTAGCCTTCCGGCTATTACAGCTGAAAATATAGGAATGGAATTTCTTTTTAGAAATACAGGTGCTGACGGCAATAACATTATCACGCTTTCTCCTGCGGCAACGGATGCAGTTCATGGGACTGTAGCTGCTATTTCCTCAGGAGGCGTTGACAATAAAGATTGGATCAATACTAAAGCGACTGCAAATAAAGGCGATTGGTGTACATTAAAAGCTGTAGCACTTACTGACTGGTATTTAACTGGCGGCGATGGTGTTTGGGCATCTGAAGCATAATAATTAATAAATAAAATTTAAAAAAAAAAAAATGGCTACTACGCAAAATATTACAACCAGCTATAGCGGGAGAAATGCACAAAAGGTGATGGAGGCAACGCTTCTTTCTGGTGATACTCTCGCCTCTGGCACAGTTGATATACATGATAATATACAATACAAAGAAGTTATTCAGGTGTATTCATCTGATGATAACTTAATCAAACCAGGGACTTGTGACTTTGATGCCACCGGAACCCTTACTACTACTGAGATTATACTAGAACCAAAAGAGATTCAGGTAAATTTAGAAGTTTGCCCAAAAAACCTAAGATCTTCTTGGGAATCTCAAGAAATGAAAGGAATTAAATCGGGTATGCCGAAAACTTTTGGTGATTATATTTTAAATTATGTGGTTAAAAAAACTGCCCAGGAAATGGAAAAAAATATTTGGACAGGAACAACCGCAGGAAGTATGGCTTTTGATGGTTGGGAAGTATTAGCAAATGCTTCAGCCGCTGCGGGTAATGGAGTTACTTTAGTTGCCAAAGCAGCTGTGACGGCTGAAAATGTTACAACTGAATTAAATAAAGTTTTTGATGCTATTCCTAATACCATAAAAGGAAAATCCGATTTGTATATATATGCATCTACAGACATCTTTTTTAAATTTGTTCAAAGTTTAGGCGGATTTGGCGCAGTAAACGGTTCGCCAACAACTACGGGTCTTGACGGTAAATATTCTACTTGGTATGGCAATCAACAAGAATTAAATTTTCTAGGAGCAAAATTAAGACATTGCCCAGGAATGACTAGTACTGAGATGATGGCAACAACAAGATCAAACATGCTGTTTGGAACTTCTCTTTTTAGTGAGTTAAATACTGCCGATGTTCGTGATATGAGCCAAATAGGTTCACAAAACGCTCGAGTAATTCTTCGCGGGTCAGCTACTGTAGGTCTGGGCATAGAATCCGAGATTGTACTTTACTCTTAATATTAACCATAGTGATGGGGGCGTAAAAACCCCCTAACTATCTAAAAATCAAATAGATGGCATGTAATTTAACACGTGGGAGAGCGATTAACTGTAAGGATCAAATTGGCGGACTTTCTGCTATATATGTAACTGATTTTGGTGGTTTAGGCACAATAACTTATACATCTGATGCAATAAGTAATATGAGCGGCTCATTTACCATTTTTAAGTATGATTTAAATGGTCAGGCTAATACCTTTACAACTACAGCAACAAGCAGCCGAGAAAATGGAACAACTTTTTTTGCTTCTACATTAAGCGTTACGCTTCCTAAACTTTCAAAGGAGGAAAATGCTGAACTTAAGCTTTTAGCTTTTGGCAGACCACATATTATAGCGGTGGACAGAAATGGAAATGCTTTTTTGTTAGGAACTATTAATGGCTGCTCATTAGAATCTGCTACTTTAACGTCAGGGGCTGCACAAGGAGATATGAGCGGGTATACAATGGAGTTTCAATCTGAAGAAGCATCAGCACCTGATTTTATTACAGGAGCAACAGCTGCAAATCCATTGGCAGGTATGTCTAGTGCTACAGTAACAGTAACAGTAGGTACTAATTCTTAAAAAAATGTTTTGTATGGGGCTATGCTTTTGGCAAGCCCTTGCAAAATCTTCATACAATTTATTATGAAAAAAAAACAAATAAATTTTAAGCCTTTCGATAGTTTAAAATGGCATGAAGTAAAAGAAGAAGATGTAGAAGAAGTATTATCTAAAGATCAATTTAAAGATTTTAAAAAAAATAAAATTTATAGCATAGGTACAGGGACTTTCAAAATGGGGTAAATGATAATTTTAGACAGAACACAGGCAAATAATACGATAAATTTTATCCCAAGGTCGTATAGTCCAACAGGTGGAAATATATTTAAAATTGAATTGAAAAAAGAGGCAGAAAATACAGTTAATTATACTGCAAATATTTCAGCTTTTACAGCCCTTAAATATTACTATACTTATACAGCAAATTTTAATTTGGATACGTCTAAAGATGTTAATTATATATTAGAAATAACTAATACAAATACATCTTTAGTTATATATAGAGACAAAGTGTTTGCCACTAATCAATCTGTTTCTACTTACTCTATAAATACAAGCAAATTTATTACGAATACATCAAGCGGTAATGATTTTTTAATTTATGAATGATTCAATACATATATTAAATCTAGAGGCTTATGTTACTCCAGAAGTGCAAGAAGTACCAAATGAAAAATTTGTCAGTTACGGTGAGGACAATGATTTTTACCAGGTTCTTATAGATGCATATTTAAATAGCACAACAACACAGTCAATAGTTAAAGGAGTAATAAATCAAATATTTGGAGAGGGGTTTGATGCTTTAGATTCAAGTAGAAAGCCTAATGAATATGCTCAATTTAAAAGCATATTTAAAGATAAAGATTTAAAAAGGGTTTGCCAAGATTTGAAGCTTTTAGGAGAAGGGGCTTTTCAGATTACTTATAAAGGCAAAAAAGTCAATAATGTAACTCATTTTAATAGAGAAACATTGAGAGCCGAAATATGTGACAATAAAGGTAAAATCAATGCTTATTATTATCACCCTAAATGGGTTGATTATAAAAAAGGAGATAAATTAACTCGTATTCCTGTATTCGGATCAGGAGCGAAAAATGAAATTTATATTATAAGAGATTTTATCCCAACAATGCATTATTACACCCCTCCGGATTATATATCATCTTTAAATTATTCTAAGCTTGAATCAGACATATCGGAGTATTTAGTAAATGAAGTGAATAACTCATTTTCAGGCACTAAGCTTGTCAGCTTTTCAAATGGAGTACCTACAACGGACAAGCAAATAGCAATAAAAAACGAAGTTTTAAATAAGTTGACGGGAGCAAATGGGGAAAAAGTAATTGTTTCATTTAGTGATTCCCCAGAAAATAAAACAACAATTGAAGATATTTCAGTTACCGATGCAGCTGATGTATATCAACATATATCTGAAGAGTGTACTAAAAAGCTTTTATTAGGTCATAGAATTACATCACCATTATTAGTAGGTATTAGAGATGGAAATAATGGGCTTGGATCAAATTCAGAAGAAATAGCAAATAGCGCAAACCTTTTTGATCGCGTAGTCATAAAACCATATCAAAATATGATTTGTGATGCTATAAAAGATATTTTATCGGTAAATGGAATTTCACTTAAAATATATGTGAAGACATTAATGCCTATTGAATTTACAGATACAGAAAAAATAGTTAGCGAAGAGCAAAGAGAAGAAGAAACAGGAATCAAATTAAGTAAAAATAGACCGCTGTTTGATTTAGATATGCAAAAGCAGTATTCTAATTATTTAATAGGTTTAGAAGTAGATGATTTAGAAAATTATGAATTAGTGAGCTCAGAGGATGCAACGAATGAGGATATAAATACTGATTATGAAAGTATTTTAAACAAATCTATTGAGTTGGCAGCTGTACCTTCTTCTCTGCCATTAGCACCAAGTGATCAAGATACAAAAGTTTTTAAGGTAAGGTATGCCTATGTAGAAGGCGCAAAAGAAAGCGACTACGATAGGGAAAATGATGCACCAAAAGGAGAAAGTAGACCATTTTGTGAAGCAATGATGTCGAGTAATAGAGTTTTTAGAAAAGAAGATATTTTAAAAATGGGATCTGATGGAGTGAATAAAGAATTTGGGCATAATAAAAAGCCCTACTCAATTTGGATGCACAAAGGAGGAATTAACTGCTATCATCGATGGGAGCGAAGAATCTATAAAAAAATACTCAAAAAAGATGGCGAAAGAGCCGGAGGTAGTGGATTAGGTAATACCAAAAAAATGAATGTAAATGAAGCTATAAGACAAGGATTTAAATTACCCTTAAATCCAAAAGAGGTAGCAGAAGCACAAATTTTAAAACCAAACCGGGGGGCATACCCAAATTAATTATGGCTGAAGTACTTTTTTGCAGTTTTGATGATATAGTAAGAAGAAGTCCCATTATAGACGGAAACTTAGATCCGGATAAACTGACCCCTGCTCTACATCTTGCCCAAACACAATATTTGCGCGAAATTATAGGAACAGACCTTTATAATTATTATGTAACAGCTATTACAGCATTAATTAACGTAGGAACTGCTATACCAACAAATCATGCTAATTTATTAGATTCTTTTATTAAGCCAATTTTAATTCATTTAGCAACAAGCGAATATTTAAAATCTGGCGCATATTTGGTGTCTAATAAAGGAATATTTAAGCATATAAGTGAAAACTCTTCAGATGCTTCTCCACAGGAAATAAAAGAATTAATTCAAGTAGAAAGGGATAGAGCGCAAAGCTACACAGAAAGATTCCTGGATCACATGGCTTTTAATGCTTCAGCTAATTTTCCAGAGTGGTTTTCTAACTCAAACGAAGATGTATCGCCTAATTATGAATCATATACAATTGACTGGGTTTTATGAGTTATGGAGCGATATATTGCGAGAGTTGGTGGGGTTCAGGAATAGGATCGGATGGATGGGCAAGTATTTACCCTATAGCAACTTGCAGCGGAATTACTGCAGACACAACAAATATAAAAGCAGACACAATTTTAGTGACTGCGGATAATGGATAAAAAAAAATAAATAAACGAAATGGCTAAAACTACTTTTTCTAC